ATGCTGGAGCAGATGGGCCAGGCGGCCAAAGCCGCCTCATATCAGATGGCGCTGCTCTCCTCGCGCGAGAAAAACCGCGTGCTGGAGAAAATCGCCGACTATTTAGAAGCGAACGCCGAAGAGATTTTGCTCGCCAACGAGCAGGATCTGCTGGAGGCGCGCCGCAGCGGGCTGAGCGAGGCGCTGCTGGATCGCCTGGCGCTCAACCCGCCGCGTTTACACGCCATTGCGAACGACGTGCGCCAGGTGTGTCATCTGGCCGATCCGGTAGGGCAGGTGATTGACGGCGGCCTGCTGGAGAGCGGTCTGCGCATCGAGCGTCGCCGCGTGCCGCTCGGCGTGGTCGGCGTGATTTATGAAGCGCGCCCGAACGTGACGGTGGATGTCGCCTCGCTGTGCCTGAAAACCGGCAATGCGGCGATTCTCAGAGGCGGCAAAGAGACCTGGCGCACCAACGCGGCGACCGTAAAAGTGATTCAGAAAGCGCTGGAAGAGAGCGGTTTGCCCGCTGCGGCCGTTCAGGCCATCGAAAGCCCGGACCGCGCGCTGGTCAGTGAAATGCTGCGCATGGACAAATACATCGACATGCTCATCCCGCGCGGCGGGGCAGGGCTGCACAAGCTCTGCCGCGAACAGTCGACCATTCCGGTTATCACCGGCGGCATCGGCGTGTGCCATATTTTCGTTGATGAAACGGCGGAATTCGCGCCTGCGCTCAACATCATCACCAATGCCAAGACCCAGCGCCCAAGCACCTGTAACACGGTGGAAACACTGCTGGTGCATGAGGCCATTGCAGAACGTTTCCTGCCGGAACTGAGCCGCGCGATGCATGAACGCGGCGTGACGCTGCATGCCGATGAGCGCGCGCTGACGCTGCTTTCCGGCGGCCCGGCGACCGCTGTGGCGGTGAAGCCGGAAGCGTTCGACGACGAATGGCTGTCGCTCGATCTTAACGTGAAGCTGGTGGCAGGCATCGACGAGGCCATCGCGCATATTCGCGAGCACGGCACCCAGCATTCGGACGCCATTCTCACCCGCACGCTGCGCCACGCCGACCGTTTCGTGAATGAAGTGGATTCGTCTGCGGTGTACGTGAACGCCTCGACGCGCTTTACCGACGGCGGGCAGTTTGGTCTTGGCGCCGAAGTGGCCGTCAGCACGCAGAAGCTTCACGCCCGCGGCCCGATGGGCCTCGAAGCGCTGACCACCTACAAGTGGATCGGCTACGGCGACGATACGATTCGTGCTTAACTGAAAGCCGGGTGATGCAAAAATCGCCGCTTGAATCGCAAGGGCATTGACGCATCACCCACTTTTTCATAACCTCTTACCCCGTGCTCACGCACACCCTTCCTCAGGGCCGATATAGCTCAGTTGGTAGAGCAGCGCATTCGTAATGCGAAGGTCGTAGGTTCGACTCCTATTATCGGCACCAGTTAAATCAAGCACTTATCTACAGTTTATCACCTCCTGTTTTTCCGTGTGGGACAGATTTGGGACGCAATCACCAAAAATCGAGTCGATTTGCTTCGCGTGTTCGGTCAGATGATTTGGTGCCAGGTGCGCATACCGTCGAACCATTTCTATTGACTCCCATCCTCCCATTTCCTGAAGAACGGAAATCGGGACGCCAGCCTGAACTAACCAACTAGCCCAGGTATGTCTCAGGTCATGAAAGCGGAAATCCTCAATGCCAGCACGTTTAAGCGCAGCCCTCCAGGCTGTGTTTGCGTCGTACCGCATCTTCCTCACTGTCGGCGCTTTAGTCCCATCAGGCCGGGTGCAGCTTTCCTTGTAGACGAACACCCACTTGTGGTGATTGCCTATTTGCCTTTTCAGCACACGACATGCAGTATCATTCAGCGCCACGCCAATGGCCTGATTTGATTTGCTCTGCTCCGGGTGTATCCACGCCACCCGGCGCTGCATGTCTATCTGCTGCCATTCCAGATTGATGATGTTCGACCGCCGTAACCCCGTCGCCAGCGCAAACTCGACAACTGACTTAAGCGGATCCGGGCATTCATCAATCAGCCTTTTCGCCTCATGAGGCTCCAGCCATCGAATGCGTTTGTTCTTCGGCTGCGGCACCTTCACAATCGGCGCTTTATCTAGCATCTTCCATTCACGCTCTGCAGCACGTAACAACGCTTTGATGAAGGAAAGGTGAGTGGCCTTTGTGGCTGTCGCTGCCGGTCGTGGTACATATGGCGGAACTGGCTTTCCCTTCTTCCTTAACGCCTCTTCTCTGAGCTTCCAGTTTTCCTCGTGCCGCCGGTTGGTCATCTTCTGGATCGCGTTATAGATTCGCGTCTCAGTGATGTCCTTCAACTGCATCCCTGCAAAGTGTTGTAGCCAGAATCCGATCCGGCTCTTGTCATCATCCAGTGACTTCTTGTGCGCCTTTTCCTCAAGCCACCTGACACACGCTTCCTCGAATGTCATATCCGGCGTCTCGCCCAGCTTGCTTACTCGCCAGGCTTCGGCTTTCAGCTTGTCATGGAGTTCCGTGGCCTGCCTTTTGTCCTTTGTCCCAAGAGACTGCTTAAATCTTTTGCCGTCCGGCAATGTGAAACTGGCGTACCAGGTTTCACCTCTGCGGAAGAGTGACATATCAATTCCTCTCGTATGCCATCACCCGCGCTCACGGCGACAGTATGCAGCGGAGATTTAAGGGCTGCAATGCAAGCCTGGCGAGTGGTGAGGTATCCGAAGATTGGCAACGAGCACGTCAGCGCCACTAACCCGCGAGCGGTTAACCAGTTCCACGTCGGCGCATGGGCTGAGAACGTCCGCAAAGACGGCGACCGCGTCGTTATGGACATGAAGGTCAACAAGCGCATCGCGCAGTCCAGCGAGAAGGGTAAGCGCCTTATCGAGCGACTTGATGAGCTTCAGGCCAACTCAAACGCCGAGCCGATTCACGTATCTACCGGGCTCCTGCTGCGCCGCGAGCAGAACAGCGGCAAGTCGAAGGGTAAGAGCTACTCATGGGTCGCCCGCAACATGCAGTTCGACCACGTAGCCATTCTTCTCGATGAGCCGGGAGCCGCAACCCCTGAAGAAGGTGTGGGAATCTTCGTTAACGCAGATAACTCCCAACAGGAAGTAAGCGTAGAAAACGCAGACCTTGCGCAGGCATCGAACTGCACCAGGGAAGGGCTGCTTAACAAGACCAAATTCTTCTTTACCAATGCATCCAATTTCTCATTCGACGATATCCAGCGGGCGATTAGCGACAAGCTCCGTGAGGGGCGTGACGACGATGACTGGGTATGGCCGGAAAGCGTATGGCCGGACTCCTTCGTTTATCGGGATGCAGATAAATATTTCAAACAGAAGTACCTCATCGACGATGACGGCAAGGCTCAATTCGTCGGCGAACCTGTAGAAGTCGTGCGCAAACCACCTGAGTACGAAATTAAAACCAACGGAGAAAGAGATCCGATGAAAGACATGATTATCAATGCGCTGAAAGCCGCTGGTAAGCCGACAGAAGGCAAATCAGAAGCTGAGCTGCTGGATGCGTTCAACCAGATGGCTGTTGAGAAAGCAGCTTCTAAAGGTGAGACGCCGGAAGAAAAGGCTGCTCGCGAGAAGAAAGAGGCCGAAGAAAAGGCCGCCAAAGACAAAGCCACCAATAGCGAAGAAGCACCGGCATGGTTTAAGCCGTTTGCCGACAAGCTGAGCTCTATCGAATCCGGCCTGACTGCTAACGCCGACCAGGAAAAAGCGACCAAGCGCGAAGCGGTGAAAGCCAAGTTCAAGCTCGACGATATGGCAGTCAACGCCCTCGACGGCGCAGCTCTGGATGGCCTGTATGCACAGTGCGCTACCACTCGCAGCCTGTCCGGCGCATTCAACCATTCCACCGATAAACCCTTCTCTGAGATGCCGGAGTAATAAAAATGGCTAAAGACGGTAAACACGTAATTCACGCGGGTGGCGTATTCCCGAATCCGCTTCTGAACCGCGAAGGCGGGGCAGCCGCAGCGACTCAGCCGGGCACCATCGGCGTATTCACCAACGGCAAATTCACCGCATCCACCAACGGCGGCGAAAGCGCTGTGCTGTATGTGGCGAACTATGACTAGGTGACATGATCGCATTCGGTATCGTGGCGAAATCGTTCGGTGACCGAGTGATTACCGGCCCGAAAGTGCACACGGTGTTTAAGACCCACGGCATCGGCAAGGAAACAGCATGGTGGCAGCACAAGTAACATTCGCGGTGGTAGGTCATCACCGACGCGCCGAGCAGGCTCACAGGCTTGCTGAGAGCCTTAATGCGCGGATTTTTATCGATGATGCCGACCACGGAGCCAACTGGAATCACCTGAGAGCAATCAAGTGGGCTGCCGGCCAGTCAGCGCGAGTGGTCGTGCTGGAAGATGATTCCCATCCCGTGGATGGCTTTGCAGGTCTTGCGGCTGAATGGTGCGCCAGATTCCCTGATGAGCTAATCAGTTTTTACCTCGGCACCGGTCGCCCGCCGCAGTATCAGCAACAGATTGCTGAAAGCCTTATCGCCGCTGATAAGTTCCGTGCTGATTACATCACCCTGAACCGACTGATTCATGGCGTCTGCTATGCGCTGCCAGCCAGTGGAATTAACCGCATCCTGCTGAACTGGAGCCAGCGAAAGCCGGCAGATTATGCCCTCGGCGACGCATGGGGAAGGGATGTTATTTACCCTTGCTATTCACTTGTAGACCATGCCGACGAGATGCCCGTGGAAAAGGCTTTCGACGGCCTGCCGAGAACCGAGAGAAGAAAAGCGTGGAGGCTTTACCGGTGAATACCCCGCTCAAAGAGATTGGTGAGTGCCTCATCAGCGTTGACGGCGAGGATTATTTATTCCGTCCGTCATTTGTGAACATGTCACGTATTGGTGAGCCAGATGAAATCGTGCAGGTGTTTTACGACCTGCACAACGATGAAGTAACCAGCCTGGTGAATCGAGCCGTTGAGGCTTACGGATACGTTCCGCAATGGCTCATCAGCCACATCAAGACTACCAGTTACGGGCGCAAAGCGTTTCTCGCTTCAGTGGTTGTCCTGAATGCCTGCTGTGACAAAGACGCTGGCCCGCTGACTGGCGTATTCCATCCCTCTAAAGGCAACGGACGCACATTCAAGATTCGCAAAGGCGCGCTGCCTGAATCTGACATGCTGCTGATTGCGCAGTCGCTGATGGCTCATGGTGTTATCGGGAAGGCTAAGGTTCGCAGGCTCCAAAGGCATGAAAACGGGGAGACCAGCACTGAGTTCCGCGCCGTCGATTACATCGTGGCCGCGCAGGCTCATTTCGGCATGACCGAGCAGGAAGCCGGGAATCTCACTATGACCAAATTTCAGATGCTCCTGGCAACCAAATACCCTGAGCAGAAAGGTTTTACTCGCGAAGAGTATGATCAAGTAGCAGATGATTATCTTGCCAGGAAGGCCAGGCGTTTGTCGCAAGCGGCGTAGCCAACTCAGGCTGGTTTTTTGCTACCAATAATGGCGGGTAAGTCATGCGGTCTTATGGTGTTAAGATGTTTCTGATTGCAATCAATGGAAACATAAAAAATGAAAAAGGCATTGGCTTTAGCCGCAGTAGTAATGTTGTTAGCAGGATGTAGCTCACGCGTGGCCGATTTGACCGTGGCGAGTACCAAAAACTACAACCTCAATTCAAACAATTTCGTTAAAGGTGCTCGCGTTCAGGGAGAAGACTCGGCTCCCGTGGTAATTTTCCCTCTCGGCATTCCCAATGTGAAGACTGCTATCGACAGAGCTATTGAGAAGAATCGTTGCTCAGTTGCGCTTTCTGATGTCGTTGTGACTCAGTTCAACCACTCTTTCCTGTTCGGCAAGTTTGGCTTCATTGTTGAAGGAACTGAGGTGATTGACCGTCGCCAGCCCGGTTGCGAGAACGCGAACTAAAACAGAGCCACCTACGGGTGGCTTTTTTGTATCAGTTGGTATGCAATCCCCCGCAAGTTTCCCTCCCGTTGGTTGATAAGTGATCTTTTGCTGTTATGATCTCGAGTAAAAATAGTGAGACCTTGAAAGTTATCATGAGCAAAAAAGGGATATTAATTGTCATTGCGATGATATCTGCATGTTTGGTTGGTTCAGTCTTTCTAGTTTCCTCTGAGGACGCGCAGGGTGCCGCAATGGTTAGCGCTTGCGATGCCCTGACCAAAAGTCAAATGAAGTCACCATCAACATATAAAATGTTGGACTCTTTATTTGAAATAAAGAAAGTTAATAAAGAGCATATCTCTGCCAAATTAAAGCAGATAGATAACGACGCCATAAGCCAAGGTGTTACCAAAGGCTATTTTAGCCTGAGTGAAGGAAAGGCTTTTGTTGATTTTGAAGCACAAAACTCCTTTGGAGTGCCATTAAAAGGCACCACGCAGTGTAACTTCAACATCTATGCTGACTCTTGGGCATCTCTTGAATCGGCAACGGTGGGTGATAGGGATGTGAGCATGGCTGATATAATTATCACATCATCTGAACACAAGGTTGATTCAGGATTTTCATCAAAGCTTAAATATCTTAAATTAAAGATTCTTCAAAAAATCTGATTTATACACAGCCAAAACCCGCCAATGTGCGGGTTTTTTGTTTTCTGGAGACCACCGATGGCCGGAGATAAGCAGTTAGGTAACATCGTCTACCAAGTGGAAATGAATGTTGCTCAGCTCATTGCAGCGCAGCAAAAGGTTAATCAGCGTCTTGACCAGATGGATGGTAGTTTTAATAAGTCATCTCAATCCGCTGGTCGTTTCGAGGGCGCATTAAACAAGGTTGGGCTTGCTATTGCTGGCGCTTTCACAATAGAAACGGCCAGGCGGTTAATCGAAATTGGCGATCAGATGAATACCCTGCAAGCCAGGGTTGCGCGCCTGAGTCCAAGCGTTGATGCTGCCAAAGAGTCAATGAAGGCTTTGTCAGCTATTGCCTCTCAAACCGGGAATAGCCTTTCAGATACTGAGCGACTTTGGGAGACTCTCACCTCAGCCCTGAAAGAAACAGGCGCAACAAATTCACAGATTCTTTCCCTGACTGACACACTTCAAAAAATAGGCACTATCGGCGGGTCGTCTGCTGAGGAAATGTCTAATGCCCTGCGGCAGTTCGGGCAGTCAATTGCAGGCGGTGTTGTTCGTGCTGAGGAGTTCAACTCCATTCTTGAGCAAATGCCGGAACTGGCAAGGCAGATAGCGGCCGGGTTAGGCATTTCGATTGGTCAGTTAAGACAGCGAATGCTTGAAGGCAAGCTAACTGCTCAGGACGCGCTAAACGCTATCCAGAAACAGTCGGAGAGTGTTAACGCTGAATTCGACAAAATGCCAGTTAGCATCGACAGAGCTAAAAACAGTCTCGATGTTGCCTTTAAAAACGCAATAAGCGATCTGAACCAGGCAATAGGTCTGACATCCACACTTGCCGGATTAATGCAAAGCGTTGCTGATAACCTTAATTATTACAATAACAACGCAGGCGATGCCGGAAGGATGCCAAAACTTATTAAGTTGCAGCAAGAGCTTAATAAGGAAGTTCAGGAAGGGCAGCGCTGGTATGAAAGCGATGCTGTTTTTCAGCAAAGAAGAGGACAAGCTGCTTTTGAGCTTAAGCGCATAGAGCAGGAAATAGCCAGCATTCGCGCCAAGGCTGCAAATGAAGCCAAAAACAATCAAGGTTTCAAAAGCCCTTCAACCAACGGTGATGATGCTGCTACCCAAAAGCTCGTCAAAAACTCGGAACGCAGATTAGCACTAGCCAAGCTTGAAGGTGAGGCTCGCGCACGGCTGCAGGCTCAATATGATGCAGCCGATGCCGGGATTACTGACCAGAAACGCGTGAAGGCACTTCAGGACGAGTATGCCGAGACATACCGGATAACTGAAGCAAGAAAGGAAAGCAACAAGGAAGGCAAGCAGTCTGCCAGCCAGGCGGAGGCGATAGCGCAGAAACTGGAGGCGCTGAAACAACAATCAGAACTTGCTGCTGATTCAACAGGAGAATTAAGCAGAGAGCAGGCGATGCTAAATGCTGAGCTTTCTCTTGGAAAAGGTGCTACCCAGGCTCAAATCCAACAGGCAAGACAGTATGCTGCGACTAAATGGGATACAGCCAATGCCATTAAGGCACAGGCTGCTGCCGAGAAGCTTCTTCCTGAGGCGCGGGAGAACGCCAGCTACAAGCAGGATGTTGAAGCGCTTAATACCGCTCTTACTGCAAAAAATATAAGCCGGAAGCAGTACGACAAAACCGCCGAACGTTTGGAGGAAAATCACCAAGCGAACTTGGCTAAGATTCGAGCTCAAGAGGTTGTGACCCCTCAACAGTCGGCTAAAGGTGAGGTAGATCCGGTCCAGAGGCTTGCCAACCAACATGCTCAGGAGTTGGCGTTAATAAAGCAGTTTGAAAGCCAGAAGGGGCAGTTAACCCAGCGAGGACTTGAACTGACTGATGCAGCTAACAGAGAGTACGAGCAGGCTCGCATCGCTGCACAGTGGGAGATATTCCGTAACCAGAGCGCAGGAAACGAAGCACTTGCTGCCTCATTCGATGCACTTGCTGGTAACGCTTCAAACGCACTAACAGGAATAATCACAGGAAGCATGAGTGCTGAAGGCGCTGCCAGGTCGCTGGCAAGCACGGTGCTCAATAGCCTGGTTAACTCATTCGTTCAGATGGGCGTTGAATGGGCTAAGAACGCTATCATTGGAGCCACTACTCAGCAGGCAGCGATAGCAGCTACCACTGCCACGCAGGTTAGCGCTCTAGCCACCACGACGGCGGCAAGCACCGCATCAGCGGCAGCCACTACAGCGGCATGGACACCTGCGGCAATCGTAGCATCAATCGGTTCATTCGGTGGTGCCGCTGCGGTTGGGCTTGGCGCTGTCGTAGCAGCACTCGCTCTTTCTGGTAAGCGTAAAAACGGCGGACCGGTATCAGCGGGTGGGATGTATCAGGTAGGCGAGGGCGGGATGCCAGAAATTTATCAGGCCAGTACCGGGAAGCAGTACATGATCCCCGGTTACAATGGCCGGGTGATCAGCAACAAAGAAATGACAGCGGGCGCAGGTGGTGGGGTGGTAATTAACATCCAGAACTACACATCGTCCTCTGTAGATGCTCAGGCCGGTACAGATGGCAATGGTGGTGTGACCGTGGACGTTATCGTCGCCGACCTGAACAATGGCGGTCCAATCAGCAACGCCATAACCAGCAACATGAACGTTAAACGCACGCCAAGAGGACAGGGCTGATGGCGATTATCGACTATCCTGACTGGCTGCCGCTGGCGCAGAAAGCCAGTAAAAATATGACATTCGACACCGGGTTTCAGACTGACCAGCCAGCAGTCGGCCCGGCTATTTTCCAGAACCTTACTGACGACCTCAAAACCACATGGTCACTGACGTGGATTTTCACACTTGATGAAGAACGCGCTTTCCAGCAGTGGTTACGAAGCCCGAACTACCTTAACCGCGGCGTTAACTGGTTCCGCATGCCCATCAACATCGGTGGCAGTGGCTTGCAGGTTCAGGAGTTGCATTTCACACAGATGCCGGTGCAAACCAGCATCGACGGCGGCGTGGTGACCTGGACGGGAACTGTTATCGCCAACCACCTCTATAACCCTGACGACGAATTTGACGACATTATTGTTGAGCTACCGCCGCCCTGGAGTAGCTGGCTGGATATTGTTGTGACTGGTTATCCGGATAATCGCGATCCGGAATCTCTGCCGAGGGTGCCGTAATGCCTACCTTCAGAGCTTATAAGCAGCAGCGCCCAACGCGCGGCCTGTATGACACCATGACGTTCTACCACCCGTCATTCGGATACATCCGCCTGGTAGATAAGCAGTTCTTCGACAAAACGCTTGGCGGCCAGGTTTACAAGCCTGCGCGTTTCGAGATTGAAGAGAGCCAGCAAAGCGGAACTCCTGTGATTGACGCCACTGTGAAACTTGGCCGCCTTTCATCGGACATCAAAGCGCTGATGAGAAGTGGAAGGGTGCATCGCGTCTGCAGACTCTTTGCTGGTCATTCAACGCGCATTTACCAAAGTGGAATTCTACGAATATGGCTCTGATTGAATTAAGTCGTTTCCCGGGAACGCCAAAAGAACGCTACAGGGTGCCAAATGGCACCCTTTTTTATGACTGGCTGGCGGCCAATGACGCCACCTTTCACCGTGACCTGCTTATCATCCGCAACGGCGTGAAGCTGAGTGACGACGATGAGCTGGCGTTTGAGCTGAGCGAGCTGGACAAAATCCAGATCTTCGACCAGCCAAAGGGCATCGTAGAAGATATTCTTAGCCCTATCTTTAAAGTGGTTGGGCAGGTTTTTTCCTTTCTTGCGCCAAAGCCAGCTATCGCAAACACTGGCGGGAATACAGTAGATTCTCCAAATAATAGCCTTACAGGACAGACTAATACCGCGCGCGTCTATAAAGCCAAGCCGGATATTTATGGTCAGGTGAGGTCATTTCCTGACCTTATTCAGGAATCTGTTTTCGAATATGTGCGTCAGAATGATAAAGATGGCGGACTGAAGTACGTGACAGAATGGATGTGCATCGGAATCGGTAAGTACGATTATGAGTCTGTGCGCTACTCTGAATCGAGTCTGGGCTCACTGGCTGGGGCTGAATATCAGTTTTATCAGCCCGGTGAAGTCATCCCCCAAATCGTCGAGGGATATGGCTTCGATGACGTAGATGGACAGGAGGTGCCTGGGCAGAACGAAGCGGGAGATTTCCCGATAGAAACGGCGACGGCAAACACAGTCGTCAGCGGGACATATTCCGGCGGCCAGATAGCCATGAAAATCGTGAAGCAATCCGACTTCGATTATTTCATGGGGTTAGTGCTGCCGCATGCCGTAACATTCACCATTAACGTTACGTACAGCACGGCTTCTGGCAATGTCACTACTGATGCTACTTTCTCTGGCACCCTTATCTCCGCTGTTGAGACAAACGATGGGGCGGTTACTAATCCTGTTCGCTGGTACACTTTCACGATGAGCGACCTGCAGGGCCCTCAGGACATCCCGGCAAATGCCACCATCAACACTACGAAATTCATTCTCAACGACAACGAAGCGCTTGTTGTGGGGCCATTCTTCTCGCCAGTTGAATCTTCTCAGCTCTGGCTACACACGCAGTCGAGCCTGGGTGGTAAAAAACAGACGAACTGGAAAGTTGTTATCTGGAAAATCGACGATGATTACAACCAGATCCCCGGCACTACGCAGACATTTACTTATTACCAGGGAACGCCGCACGACCATACGAGCGAAGTGTTTTATCGCACAGATAAGATAACCCCGTCAGGTGGCTTTGGTAAGTATGCGATCAGCTTCCAACGCACTGATAACTCCAGCGATGCCTCGGTGCTAAAAGTTGAAGAAATCCACGCCATTAATATCAGAACGAACGTTGTTCATCCTACTGATACGCTGGTACGTGTCAAAGTTCGGGCGACAGAAAACGCGCTGGGAAGTCGCGAACGCAAATATAACGCTCTCGTAACGCGCCATACCATCACTTACAACCTGAACACGCAGACTGTGGATTACACGCTGCGACCGTCTCGCTCGTTCGCTGATGCGGTGGCGCATACCTGGCTCATCATGGGTGAGCAGTCGGTCAGCAGCATTGACCTGTACGGTCTGTACTCTATTGCTGAGAGTCTGCCAGATGAGCGCCTGGGCTACTTCGACTACACCTTTGACGACGAAAACGACTCGCTCGGTGACCGCGTGCAGGCAATCTGTAATGCGGCATCGGTGGTTGCTTATTGGGACGACGGTGTACTTACATTCACACGTGACCAGAAAGTCGATTATCCGGCGGCAGTATTCAACCGGGCCAACATGAAGACGGACGAGTACAAAATGACGTACGAAGCCACGCTACCGGGTGGCTATGACGGTGTGCAGGTGTCCTATGTCCACCCGACCACCAACAATAAGACGTACATCAACTACCGCGTGCTGAACGGCGCTATCGTCGAGCAGGAAGCAGAGAACCCCAACAAACTGGAGATTGTCGGATTCCGCAACGACTATCAGGCGCGTGAGAGGGCGATGAGGGAAGTTAAGCGGCTGATTTACTCGCGTGTGAAGATGAACGCAAAAGTTTTCGAAGATGGCATTATCCAGGTGGGTAGCGTCATTCAGATGCCGGACATCTACGACAGCAACCAGCAGCAGGGGTATATCACCGGGCGCGCCGGGAACAACTTCGATACCAGCGAGCCAATTACATTTACCGGCTCGATGTATGTGCTGGTCACAGACAGCATGGGAAATCCGACGTTACGCTACCCAGCTTCGCCTCGAACGGACACCAAATACGGATTCACCGCGGCAATACCAAACATTCAGCTCAATATCTGGAATGGAGACACTGTGCAGCTTCCGTCGCGCTACCTAATTGCGACAGTAGAAGAACTGGACAGCCAGCTGTGGACGGTAAACAGCATCAAGCCAAATACCGATAACACCGTCTCACTGACAGTCTCAGAATACAGCGACTCTATCTACTCATAAGACCCATTCAACCATCACAACCCGGCCAACGCGCCGGGTTTTTTTATGGAAAAAATATGGCTACGCAACCTACTAATAATCCAGTACCGAGCGAGTCCCCGCGCGATCTTAAATTTAACGCAGGGAAAATCGACGAATTCGTCTCCTCACTGGTTAATACTTATGTTGACCGTTTCGGTAACGAGCATTACACCATTGAGGGGCTGCGCTGGCTGGCGCAGCAGGCTATCGCGCAATACGGATGGATTCCTGTCGGCACATTCCAGGCCGGTACAACATTAACGCTGCCCAATCAGGTTCTGAAAGACATGACGGACGGTGAATATTACCGCTGGGATGGTGCGCTGCCCAAGGTTGTTCCTGCCGGATCTACGCCAGCATCTACAGGCGGAACGGGTGTAGGGGCATGGATAAGCGTTGGAGATTCAGCGTTAAGGTCAGCGCTGGCGAGTAGTGACGGATTCTCCTTAATTGGTGAGTTAATCTCTGTTGCTGATTTTTCAAAAATAACTCCAACTGACAAAAAGAAAGTGCGTCTTCGCGGCTGGTACGCCGTCTCAACAGTAGGTGCCGGGGATTTCTATTATGATTCCGCATCTCCAAAATCGTTACACGATGGCGCGATTTATATTTCTCCAACGGTACCATACGCGAATGCTATTGATTTTATAAATGGCGCAGGCGAATCAGACCCTTCAGGCACTGGATGCTGGGTGCGTTCAAATGTAACTGAAATACAGTTTTCCTGGTGGGCTCCGCAGTTTCTTGAACATCACTCATCCGCGCTTCAAAAAGCCCTGGATAAAGCCAAGCTTTTACGATTAGATATTTATCTGCCGCCGGGTGAGTTCATTCTTCGCAGTAAGGTGACTTACGACTATTCTTCTGGGGTGACATCTTCATCTCCCAGAGGTGGCAACATAATTGGTTCAGGAAGCAAAAGAACAGTAATTATTCAGGATGTTCAGTCTGGGGGCTTTCCTTCTAATGGAGTCGCACTCCAGATAACAGGAAGTTTAGGAACATCTGATTACCAAATTGACAGGTTTACATTAAAGGGTATGAGTATAAGAGGTAACGGAACGGTGGCTTCAGGTAATAATAATACCGGAACGTTTCTTGTTATGGAGAGGATGGTTGGGTTCACAATAGAGGATATATTCTCCAATAATCTGTATAGGAGTCTAATTATTCAAGACTCTCTGTACGGCTCGGTAAGAGATTGCAGGATAACGTCCAGTGTGGAAGGCCTCCTGATGAGAAAGCTCAACTCTGTTACCGGTGTTAATGTTGTAACATTTGAAAGGGTGGACTTTATTGACTGTTGGCACCTTTGTTTACAAGCGGTAGAGTCCCAGCAAGTCGTTATTGACAACTGCTCTTTTGAAGCAAATGGCAACAGAGATACAGCAGGAACGGCTTGTATCATCGCTCGTAGAATTGGGTCGGCAGGCGGCGTTGGGGTTGATATCCGTAATTGCTATTTTGAAAACAACAATATGAGGGATGTAGCGATCGCTTATGATATCAATCTGCCCTGCCAGGCAAGCATTAGAAATTGCAATTTTGCAAAAACTTCATCCAATGCATACTCAGGAAGAATTGGCGTCACAGGTAGCGTAACTCCTACCGGCACTGCCTACTGCAAGTTAACTATGACAGATAACCAGTTTCTTGTAGGTGGGGATTATGTAGATGATCCCGTGAATAGGCCAGATGTATTTTTTAGCGGCTTTTCATTCACCAATACCGGACCCGATAAAGTGAAATTTATTGATGAGAATAATGTAATAACTGCAGGGGTAGTAGTTACCTCAGCGGTTAACTACATTAAATCAAGAGGAGACTTATTTACTGCCAGGGTCGCTGCGGACGGAACGCTATCAGCAGCAGGATCAGCGAATGTTGTTTCAGTTTCAAAAACAGGAACTGGATTATACACCTTAACAAGCAATGTAAACCTTGATAAGGCGGTTTTTTTGACAATGTTTCATAACGGAAACGGTGGCGGTATACAAGTTACAAGCACTAATAATGTGGCAAGTGTTATCGTGAAAAACTCCAGCGGGGTTAACTCTGATATTGCGTTCACAGTAAAAGCCGTGCTTCTATGAATTCAAAATGAAAATTAATGGCCTCGCTAAGAGGCCATTGGTCCTACATTATTCTTTTGTTATAAACTAGCAGAGTGACATCACCATAGTGTAAAGTCTCGTCAGGCTTTCCAATTTTGTTTATCGTTCCATTAACACAGAAGTCTAAATTATTTCTGCACTTACCTCCAATTGACGGAGATATGGCAATAAACTGCCTGTCAGGACTATTATCTATATAACTTTTTGACAGCCAAGATCTCATTGTCTGAGCCCTTGCTCTCTTCAAATCAATCGATCCATCTTTCTCACTGAAGTATACTGGAGTTACATGTATCTTACCGTTAGAAAACCAGGTCACTGTGTGCGTTAGTCTCCAGAAAGAGCCATACCCAAACGAAAGGTTATTTTTATGTAAAAATCTCACAAAATCTACGGTTTCATCCTGCTTTTGATGTAACCCGTTAGGGGTGGCGACATATGAGTAAATAGAGCTAACGCAATATAACGCTATGATAGTCGAATAAACTATACTTTTTAGCCTTATCGCTGATATGAGCGCCAGCAGTATAGCTATATACTGGATGTTAACAAAAAAACGCGCGCTAAGAATGCTTACGTCTGGATAGCTGAGAATAAATGAAGATATTATTCCAGCAAGGGAGAAGAAGAGCACCAATGAGAGATAGGTATTAACCCCTCCAGATCTGTACAGATTGTATATGGATATGCACGTTAAAACAAAAAACAAACAGAAAGATATGGCATATGCAAGATCATGCTGGATAATCAAGACGTTCAGCATCCTTCCCGTCAAGAATACCATCTGGATGCCATTTTCCAACATTACTGTAAGTGGCACCAATGAAAACTTGTGAATTGGTATTCCCAGGAATGATTGAATGATACCTGAGTAAGCAGCTATAAATGAAATCAGATAAACTATCAGGTGCTTAACATTACGCTTGTCTTTATAAGAGATAAAAGCCGTCCCAATGATTAATGGTAAAAGATAGGATGCGTAGAACCACGGATCAGATACTCCTGCAAGAACAGACAGGAATCCAGATATGATGCTGAAGTAAACCTTGTTATTTTTAATAGCTAATAGTGATAACAGCACACAAAACATACCGAATGCATTGGTAGAGTTATGTGAAAATGGATGCACCAAAAAACCGTATGTATAAGAGAATGCCGGGCAAAGTAACGCGATTAAAATGGATAATGAGGAAAGTTCATTACCAGTGGCAATCCTGGAAATTCCATATGAAGATAAAGCGATGGCGATTAGAAATAATGCGGTAGCAACTATAACCACGCTGACATCAGTTGAGCCGAACAAATAATAAAAAAGGAAATGAACCGGATAGACAGTTAAATACCAACTATCTACCGTAGGAATCCAGTCCTTAAAAACACTCATTCCACTTCTAAGAAAATCAGGCCAGAATATCTGACTGTTAACTATGTCAGAGTCATAAGGCATATATTTTCTAGTTATCAATATTGATATTAATATGCATGCTATGGTGATCGCATACCGCGACGTCCTAGATTTTATAATGGTTTCCATAATCATTAGCCCTTATTTTTAATCAAATACCGAGGCCTTTTTTTAACCTCTGTGTAAATTCTTCCAATATATTCACCCAGGACACCTATCCCTATAAGCTGAACACCGCCCAGGAACAGAATTGAAACCAGAAGAGAGGGATATCCGCGAACCGGGTTCCCAAAGGCAAGCGTGTCGATAATCATCCATGCACCATACAGAAATGATATCCCGGCTACTAACAACCCAATGTATGTCCACATCCGCAGAGGAAAAGTGGAGAAGCTGGTAATACCTTCAAGCGCGAGATTCCACAGCTTCCAGCCGTTGAACTTAGAATCTCCTGCAATGCGTTCTGCTCGTGCGTATTCAACAACGTCAGTGCGCCCCCCAACCCATGACAGCACGCCTTTCATGAACAGGTTTCGCTCAGGAAGTAGCTTAATATTCTCCACCACATCCCGAGACATCAGGCGAAAGTCGCCGACATTCTCTTCAATCTGCGGATTGCTGATTTTGTTGTGCAGCTTATAGAACATTTCGGCGCTCTTGCGCTTCAGACGGCCATCCGTAGATCGATCTGTGCGTTTAGCCAGGACGACATCTGCGCCAGCCTGCCAGCGTTCTATCAATTGCGGGATAACTTCAATCGGGTCCTGCAAATCGACGTCAATCGGAATCACTGCGTCGCCGGTGGAATGGTCAAGACCGGCGAAGAGGGCGGGCTCTTTCCCGAAGTTACGAGTAAAGGACAAAGGCACCACGAGCGGATCTGAAACGGCCAGCGCGTTGATAATCGACTCTGTGGCGTCTTTACTGCCGTCATTGATGAATACGATTTCCACCTCAAACGATTTGAGTGGCTCATATTCTCTGACGGTTTTATAGAAAATAGGTATTGTGTCTTCTTCATTGAAGACAGGAACCACAAGTGAAATCTTCATTTTGCTTCCCTGAAGACGATGCATTTCGAATAGATAAACCCGCACACCAGGCTGATAGCTGAGAACACGACAAGCGTTAACAGTGGCGGGAGAGAGCATTTATCAGCAGCCCATCCGACAGCCGCGCTAAGCGATCCCATGAAACCTACGTAAAGCATATAGCGCGTCGTGGTTGTGGAACTGTTGAACGTAAATCTAGCATTAGCGAAGAAACTGAAACTGACCGCAACAACGAATCCACTGAAGTTCGCCAGAGCCTGGCTTGTGCCTAGCGCATAAAAGCAGGCCGCGAACACCACCCAATGGATTAGCGTATTTAGCACGCCCACAGAAGCGTACTTTGTAAAGAGCTTGAGCATATCTAAGTCCGTTAGATTTGAAGGGGAAGAGTCTAGCATCGGACGGGTCATCGATCGACGGGTAGTGGGACAGAAGTGAGACACACAAGGCTTTACACCGGTTTGCATAGCTTTGCATGTTTTGGCGTCATGGGACGTGTGAGCGCAGGTATGACGCGGTAAGTTATTGTGTTAAAAGGTAGTTCTTATAATTCGTAATGCGAAGGTCGTAGGTTCGACTCCTATTATCGGCACTCACACAACAAAATCCTTTAAAAACAATAAGTTAAGACGATTTTCGCTCTCAAGGTATAATCTTTTTAAGGGGTTCTATGACCAACAGTTGCCGCTATTGTTAACAGTGGCTACATAGGGATGTTAGCACGTAGCGGCCTGTAGTTGTAAAGCTCGAACAGGTACAAAGCGTGAACAGTCCACATGAACCGCTATCAACTCGAAGCTAATGACGCTGCCAACGTCTCTAAATCCTCCCGAAACAGATTGAGCACACGCATTTAAGCCCGATGTGTGGCCCTATGAGCCACGTAAACAGGTGAATAGTGGTAAACGTACCTGCACACGACATGCAGGCTCTGCCAGCGCTTCGCTCACGCTCCGAAAGGTACACGAGCATCCTGATAAGGTGTGATCCTTCTGACAATCTGATTTGGTCACTGGTGACTTTCGCAAAGCGAAACCAACCAGGTTGGCCTGATGAAGTCGCTGCGCTCGGCTTGTTGCTTGTACCACTAACGGGGCTTTATGGCTTCTATTGTCTAAAATTGCTAATAAAGACCTTAATACGGCTTATAGCTATCAACTTGAAAGACATCTCTTTTTTCGGTCTTTGGATCAACCTTCCACAATGAACCTATCGCCAAAGGTTGGGCGGCGAATGAAGGTCACGCCACCTTTTTCGGCTTTTTGTTTTAATCCATCATCAGTGTTTTCCAGTTCAGGGGAATACAACTGATCACCATTGGGCATTTGGACGATGAAGTTATTTTCATTATCAAGAACAGTCGAGGCTCTCGACAGAATTTTGGTAGCTGTGTCTTGGCTGGATATGCGAATGTCACAAATATATTTTCCAGGCCCCTGATCTTCTTCTGCGAGTACAGGTAAGGAGAATAACGAAAGCGCGATTATGAGAGCTGTTTTCATGGGAGGCCTTAGGATGTTAACAAAAGTAACATTTTACAGAGGGAATGGATAAGAGCAAATAAAGCGTTATGAATGGGGGAGCTCTAAAACCGAAAAAGTCAATCTTACAAAAACTTGGGGCGGTCTATTCCGTAAAAAGGAAGGGGCATGAAGCCCCTTCCTTCAACATTAGCCAGCGTGACGGTAGGATTCACGCACACCATCACGGTAACCATCAGCAAACGCTGCCTGAGGACTTTTGTGGCGAACGGTTCCCGCCTGACTATCAGGTAAGGCGGCTAAGTCCACCCAAACTTGTCCTGTGCGAGCCAAGCCGGCACGGTAGCCCTGATCGTAAGCGCATCCGCAACACTTATGGCGGCCTTCACCACCTTGATCGTGAGGTAAGCTGATAAAAAGAGTGTTGTAACGGTGCGACTGTTTACAAATGGTCATGCAATGCTCCTTGTGAGCGTCATTTTAAGGTTTACATGATCCTCTTCGCCTGGCACAATCAAGCCGTGAGAAATGAAGGCAAGGCTAAGATTCATACGAGTTTGACGACTCCTATTGGTCATGCTTTGTAAGCCGGGTTCGTGAAAATGAATCCGGTTTTTTACGCCTATAAATCAGGCATAGCACTACATGTAGGGTACATCAATCAATGTTTGCCCTACATAGTCGATATTGTAGAGATGATTCTTTTGTGCACAAGGGGTGATTTTGACGTTAAGTTAAGGCTGCGAAAGGGTAAAAAGGCATAACCCCATATCCCGTAAGGCCTGAGCGGCATGTCAATAATTAAGAAAAAAAAATTCAAAATTTAATCGAGCGCTGATTTCTTCGACATGATTTTGGGTAGGCGGATTGATGTTACTGGTAACTATGATAAAAATACATGATTGAGTATTCGTCTCTGGTGCTGAAAATAATCAGTCCAGGTTACTGTTGTTGATCTGATAGACCGTAAGCCTAGGCCCTCCGCAAAAAAAGAATGTTCACCAAATATTCCAAGGCCGACAAACCCCGCAATTTACTTCACCATTCCGCCCCCTAGAGCATCAAAACAGGGGAAACTTGCCACAACAGGTTATTTTAATGTTCGTTAATGTTCTTTTTTTTGTTCTATTTAACATAGTGTACTTTGTCCGTATTTGCTCATATTGGTCTGATATTATCTTTGAAAATTTAATATGAAGCAGAGCAACCAACCGGTACACCATTAACCATATAGAGCTAATACACAGCTTTGAAGGAGTTGATATTGTTAAAAAATTTAGTTGCGGTTTACAGCAAAATAAAAAAATTTATAGTTTGGGCTGTTAATTTTTCACTGCGCCTGACCTACTAAAAATGCATTCACCTGTTTGCCTATAGATACAGTCCATTTTTAATGGTGCTATGAGCCAGTCTGTAGTTCCCAACTATCAATCCAGGATCGTTAACGTTTGTTTTCAATGAAATTCATACTTTTAAATAAATAGTAAGCACGATAATAAGTAATTAAGTTTACTGATTTGTATTTTTGTGACATAACCGTTAAAATCAATTCGCTCTATTTTATTCCTTTTGATTTTAATTGCTTAATGAATTTAAAAAATAGTTCGGAATGTTTATTAATTATTTCGCCGTTAAATGAGTGAACGCGCTGTTTATATGCGGAACAAATAACTCTTCCTAACGATTTTTTCCTTTCTAAACTTTCTCTGATTTATCCATCCCGTCTTTAATAACACACTCTTTTTTATTGGGTGCCCTGACCCAATAGTGTATTCTGTTTGTCATTGAGCCCACCGGCTCAATAAGCGAGACCCGAAAGTGCGCCAACACTTCCGGGCCTCTGACCACAAACGTTATAGAAGGTAACGCTATGGCTAACGTCAATAGTAACACACCCGCACGCCCTGAAAATGAGGGCCATAATCTCAATCTGAACGCTCCCGCCACCCCGATGCCGCCGTCGGCGCATTCCAGAATGTTGAGCCTGCATACGCTGTGCGAAGGGCCGATCACGGCGGAAATGGATTTATTCACGCTCGCCACGCTGTGTGAAGAAACAGTCAGCGAACTGCTTGAGTGTAAGGACGCGACGCTGTTTCTGGCGCTGGCCGGGAGACTGGCGCTGATGCTGGAATCCCTCGCCGCCGCGCTCGACAGACCGGTGCCGGCGCATCTGTTTGCTTCACTGACGGCCGACACGCTCCCTTCAGAGGTGCCGTTCTGCATCGGCAGCGACGCGCAGATGCTGAGCCACTACTGTAAGGCACTGAACATGGCGTTGATAAGCCGCGCGCACCCGCCGGAAATAGCGGAAACGCTCACAGGGCTGCTGTTTGATCTCGTGAATCATCTGGTGGAATTTGTGAGAGCGCCCTGTTTTATGCGCACTGAGGAGGGCTATGAAGACTGGGCCGGGCAGCACGTCATGTCGCTGAACTGACAATAAAGCCGGGGGCTCCCGGCCTTTTTTATCTGGCGCGCCAGTACAAGGCAATAATCAGAAAGGGATTAAACACCTTTTATTCCAGGCTCGTTATGTGAAGCATCTGTATTTCTTTTATACGCTGACTGTTCATATTGATATTACAGGCCGTGGCGGCATTCCCCAGGTAATGCGTGCTCGCTGCTTCTGCCACTGCAACGCCGCAATAATCATCGCGATATTTAAGCCATTCGGCCTGGCTTCTTTTGAATAATTCAATCATCCGTTTTTTGCGGTCTTCATCGCCCATCCACCATTTAGTGTAATCAAAGTTCTCCATCTCTTTAAGCTTGTCCGCATAAGCCTTATTGAGCGCCCCGGTGGATTTATCATCAATGTCGCCTAAGCATTCGCTGTTCTCGTCGCCATATTGATCTTCGCAGGCTTTTACTTCATCGTTTCGCGTTACGTTTGCTGTCTCAGCCGCCAGCGAAGCGTGGCTGACCAGCAACACAGAAATAATAAAAACGATTTTTTTCATTGCAGTAAATCCCTTACTTTTCGTCTTGAGCCTGAACCCTGAATGCCGCCATTCTACTGCGCGTAGCTGTCTTTAACCGGCGTCTCTTTATAATAAAAATCTATAACCCTGCCAGACGCGTTAGCAAGGGTAGCCAGGGTTCTTCACCTGGTCGTCTCAACCACTGTCAACTGTATTTCTTTAATACGCTGTCTGTTCATATTGATGTTACAGCCTGTCCACGCCGCGCCAATAAAATGCGTTTCCTGCTCGCCGATAGTCGCTACCTCGCAGTAACCGTCCCGGTAGGTCAGCCAGTCACGCTGGCTTTTGCGAAAGGCCTCAATCAT